GGGGTTATGGGAGGAAACGCCATTTAAGTGGCCTACCCCACATTTTGTATTCCCGGGAATAGGCGTGATTTGTCTCTCATTTTTGGACGGGATTTCCGTCACATTCGGCGGGGTGGGGTTGACATTGGTGAGTTATTGTGTAATGGGGATATGTAAGTTGGTTACATAAGAGCTGCACATATGATGTATTACATACTTGACAACATAGAATTCAATACGCTAAACATCTATACTCAAGACATGGAGAAAGGGGCATCATGAAGCCGCTCATACTTGAATCTCATTTCACTGGCACATCGAACCTGGATACTGTGATGGGGCAGATAGACAGACCTGTTCTGAGGTTGCGTTCATTTGAGAACGAGAAGAGTGCTGCATTTATTTGTTCACATAGATTTCGTATTATTGATTCAAATGTATTCAGGGCACGTCATTACAGTGGTGCTGACATCATCATCGGCGCGCCTCCGACTCACCTGTACACGTACCGTTGCTCGGGAACGGTCAAGGGGCTCAGTCTTGAGTGGTTGGCGTCGTTGCGTCGGGTGCGGCAGGTGATGCCTCGTTTCGTGTTCTACGAGTGCACTGTGCATGCGCCGTGGGATCGCGTGCGTGAGCGTTTGTCGCAGTGGGGTTATGCGTGTGCCCTGGCGACGGTGAGTGCGTGTGATGCGGGTGCGCCTCATAGGCATAAGCGCACCTATTTACTGGGTTGCTTGGAGCCTCTTAATGTGAAACAGCCGTTTTATAAACGAAACCCTTACACACTTATTCCAGCACCAACACCCACAATGAATAGGTCGCCACTCACTGATAAGCAGCGCACGAAATCCAATTTTCAGACTTGGTTATCAAAACATGGCGATGAGCCAAACGATGCTTTTGCTCATTGGGCCGTCATTATGGGTTGCGCGCCGCCTAGTAGTGATGATTTCATGAAGAGGAAGGAAAGAGTGGCAGAGTGGATGATGGGCATTCCTTATGGTTGGGTCTCCAATCAAAGCCTGTCACACAGAACGGCTTGCCTACTTATTGGAAGCGCTTCTGTTTGGCAGCAAGCGCACCTTGCTTTGTGGCGCACGTCACTAGCGGTCAATCGCTTGTTCAGTTGAAAACACTTCTGTGCTCAGTCATTATTGGATCAACAACTCAATAGAGTTCATCCCAATCCAACCGAAAGGATCCCAACCATGAACACCATCACCAAGACCCACCTCGTCACCGACGTCACCGCCGGCGACACCACCCTTCACTGGGTGCCCACCACCCGGTGGACCCTCAGCAACGACGAGGGCGTCGCCCACATCGACCTCGTCGCCCACACGGCCATCACCGCCACCAAGGGGGATCGCCGGCTTGTCGCCGCCCTCCTCTCCTCCCTGGTCAACATGGGCTTCGACTTCGACGTCAACGAGGATGACCAGTCTTTGGAGTGGCTGGTCGGCTATGACACTCACGTGTGGGCCATTCCCTCGGATGTGATCGTCGGCCACTGCGAGGCTGCCCTGGCTCCCTACCGGGAGGCCTACCCGGTCGCCTGACACGACCGGGAGCAGCACAGAGCCGCCCCGGTGGTACCAACCACCGGGGCGGCTCTTTGCACCTCAAATCACACGCGTTAACAGGTCACGGTCTGCTCACTGCCCATCGTCAACTGCCGTAGCCAGCACTTATTGCCATCGCCCCATTCATTGGCTTTGAACTTCATCCATATGCGCAGGTATTTCACATCCCCACTCAACTCAGTACCGGCCCATTTCGAGCACATGGGCTGCCATAGTTCTTTCGGACTGAACTGTTGAAGCCGCGTGTTTGTACGCTTGTTATCTGCACCGTCCACTGAACTGGAGCCTTCGATACACCACTCCACCGTCAGGTACCGGTCCTTCGTCCACAGCCATATCCACGCCGTCATCCACTCGCAGACGGCCGCCTCCCAGCGGGGCGTGACGACTATTACCTCACGGTTTGGGCTTTGATGAATATTCTGCACGTACAAACCCATCTCCGACTTCACGAAGAACGTCTCGTTAGGGTTCGCGGCTTTCAGGTTGTCCCAGTAATATGCAAAATGCGACGTGACAACCATGCGCTCATTGAGCATCTGAACTTGCGACTGCACATTCTGAATATCATTCGCGTTCGCCGTTGTCGCACCTTTTTGCTTATCCAGAGCATCACTCAGCCCGGCGATCCTTTCATCCTGGGCCCACAGCCGGTCCTGCAACGACCGGTCCTCACCCGACGGGGAAATCCGCACATCGAGAATCTCCACATCCTGGTTGCCGTAGATGTCGAAGCACACCATAGTGTTGGCAATGTTCTCGACCTTCCACGGAAAATTCCGCTGAATGAGACCCGTGTCCAACCCGTTACGCTGATACCATTTATCCCCTGTTGCTGGCGTTGCCCACTTATTCGCCACATAATCCCAGTATTTAACCTGCATGGCGATATTGCATTTGCTCTTGACATTCATCGTGACGACGACGTCGTACACAACATTCCTAGGAAATGTCGTCTTGCGCGGATCCAAGTCCGGGGACCGCAAGAACTGGGTCGCATACAAGTCCCCGCCATTGTATTTCTTGAACAACCCCTTCTTATCCTTGATTTCAGCGTCACTCGCACGCCACCCCGCAGGCCACGGCAACAGGCCCGAGTCAGACTTCCCATCCTCGCCCTTCGGGCCGACCGGCCCCGCCGGACCCGCCGGCCCGGGCACACCCTGCGGCCCCTGCGGCCCGGGCAGCCCCCTCGGCCCGTCCTGGCCGACGGCGCCGTCGATCCCCTTAGCGCCCTGCGGCCCGCGCGGCCCCTGGTCGCCCTTCTCCCCCTTGGGGCCAGGAACACCTTGCATGCCACGCAGGCCGACGTCGCCGCGGTCCCCCTTCCGGCCCCGCGGCCCGGTCTCACCGGGCGGCCCGGGCACGGTGCTCGCCGGCCCCGGGTCCCCCTTATCCCCTTTATCCCCCTTGGGTCCCTTAACCCGGCCGGCCTGCACTGCCGTCCAGAGCTTGGTGACCTCGGCCCGCACCGTGCGCATCTCGCCCTCGATGGTGGTCATGTGCGTCGGCGCCACGGGCGTTCGATTGACCAGATCGCTGAGCCGGTTCTCGCCGGCGACAAGGATGTCGTGACAGTCCATGACGGTGACGAGCGGGCTCTCACGCGTGAGCACGACATGCGACGTCCAGTGCTTGGGGTTCGTGTCCTCCCCCGGCACGACGACAGGGATGTTGAATTCACCCTCAACGTCCTGGATGACGGGCTGTATGACGCTGCCCCCGTCGTCGATAACGATGCGTGGGTCGGGCGTGATCGTGATCCGGCCCTTTGCGGGTCTACCGGCGCCGTCACTAAGGCGCCCATGAATCCAACCGCGTGCCATTATATACTACTCTCCCCTATTATATCATCTTTGATGACTATATTCTATACACGAAACCCCTCCCAGCGCAAGGCCGAGAGGGGTGACGTTGATCACTTACTAGTGAGTGCCTTACCGATGTTCCACAGAGCCAGGAACACCGAGCCAGCCGCGCGCTTGCCCTCCCGACCCGGGGCCAACAAGTCCCAGATCATATAGGTGTTGGCCTCGATGTTCTTCAGCCGACTCACGATCGGCCCGTCATAGCGGCGACCCTCGATGCCAGTGCCGGTCTGGTCGCTGATCTCGCGGAGCCGGTCACGAATGTCGATGAAGATCTCGCGGTCCTCAGAGGTCATATCAAAATCATCTCCTGAAATATTGTTGTAACGAAGAACTGTGTCCCACCCGTGCAAATACGGGTGATCGTAGAAATTGATGACGCGGACTTCCTGCCCCGTCTGGTCCCCGCGCTCACCGTCAATATCACCCGTCTCAGCGATCCACGCCTCGCAGATATCATTTCCGGAGACGATCGCGACATGACCGTCGGTCAGCAGGATGTCACTGTCCTGGTAATCATAATCGGCGGCATAGTCGAAGATCTCGAAACCGCCGTATTGCTTCGCCCAGTAGACGACACTCCCTGTCCATGTGGACTGCGGGAACGCGGGGATACCGCAGTAGTCGAACGCGTAGGAGACCAACTCACTGCAATCGACGTTCCGCGGCGTGCCGCCCCACGGCGAGTCCTCCCAAATAGTCAGCCGCTCGGGCTGGCTGTACCCGACCGCGTCGTTGTTGGCGACGGCGCGGGCGATGTCACCGGGCGTTGGCATCGCTGTCCTCGTCGGGCACGTTGGCGTCAGCCAGAGCCAGCACCGCGGTGACGACGGGCAGGACTGCGGTGACGATCTCCTGCTTGGCAATGCCGAGGACAGTTGCTAGCGAGGCTACCGCGATACAAATGCGGTAGATGTACTTGCGTGTCTTGATGTTCATTTCATCTCCTTGATTTCTTTAACGTCCGTCTCGATTTTTTCGAGGCGCTCCATGACACCCGGCCGGCGCGGTACACCAGGCCTGGCGTCCGTCCCCCTCCAGTCATCCAGCAGATCATCCATCTTCGATAATTGACGGCGAGTCCACATTGCGAATGTAGCGAGGACGCCCAACGTGGGAAGCATTCCAATGAGCATATTGATGTCAATAATAATACTGTGATTCATTTCATAAACAACTCCGCAAACATTTCTCTAGTCTCCGGGCCGTCAAAAAAACATCGACCTTGCCGGTATATTCTTTTCAAAGTCTGTGGAGCACGGTCCCGGTGGGTGACGAACACCTCACCAGGGCGCAAATCGTGGCACATGGAGAACTTCAGCTGATTACCTTTCGGCAATTTCTTCTGGCAGAACACCCGCATTCCATCCTTCCACACTGAGAAGGAACCGTACTTTGTTCGGTACGTGCACATGTACCGCGCGGTCCCCGTTTTCCCCATGACGAGCCACGGCGTATCGTCCTTGAACTCATTCTCAATCGAATAGTCGGCATATTCGCTATTGTACTTCGAAATGAATTTACCGAACCTCGTATTCCTTACTTCGCGCCCGAATCGTTCGGAATCAACGAACTCGATAGCGACGAAGCCGTCACCGAAGCGCTTGATCTTTTCCGACGGCGAGATTTTCCACTCGATGAAATAGGGGTTCATGATGGAGATCGCGTTGCTCAGCATGAGAACGCGAACACGGTCGTCATATCTGTCCACAGTACTATAGAAATCCAGGAACGTACGCACTTCATTACTAAGATAATGATGCGTACCTGTTTCGATAATGAATTCATCGAAAATGATCGTTGTCACATCGGGGAATGCGATCGACTTGGCACTCGCCGACACGCTCAGTGCCTGGAAGTACCCCATGGTGAGCCATGGGTCGTCCTTCTCGGGGAGTGGCCCGCGGTACTGCGCCTCCGTGCCGTGCACCCTGAACTCGTACTCGGGGAATTCGTGGGCGATGTCCGCGAAGAATGTTTTGCATCCTTTGAGTTCAGGCTTGTAGCGGCGCAGGTAGACGAATTGCTCGCATTTCTCCAATGCGTTTCGGATAACCATGCGTTTGGCCCCGTATGTTTTCCCCAAACCGCGGGCCCCCATCACCATATTAATAACGGCGTTGTAGGAAAGGATCTTGTCGAAAGAGTAATATGAGAATTTTTTCTTCTTAGACATACCGTCTCAACTCCCAACTACATCCTGCGAACATGGACAATGACCCGCTATTCGGCTCAGGGTGACCATCCGGCCCCCGCGCCCCAATACTCTCCCATCCACCGTCTCCACCGGTGCAGTACTCGATGTGACCGCCCCCAGAGTACCACCGGCACACGACGAGATCCCCTTCGCGAACTTGATCGGCGGCATCGAACGATCCACCCCCGGAAGCGACGACCCACCCAGTGCTGCTGCCATAGATCTCCGCGGTGCCCCCGGGACCGATATCAATATTGCAGCACGTCATATAAAGCCACCAACAAAAACCTGAGCAGTCAGTGACCCCGGTTTGGTCGGGATGAAGACGCGCGTTATACCATTGATGATATTCGAATTTGCCGATGCTGTCCCAGGCGAGCTTGGTCATCGCCTTGATGCCCTCACCCACTGGGCCACCCGGTGCAGCCCCATTATTCTGCGCCGACTCACTGGCTTTGTCCTGCCCTTTAGCAGAAGCTTTCCAATAACCAGTGCCCACACTATAGCATCGAGCGAAAGATCCGTCATTGCACTTGACTCTAAGTGTGCCGTCCCCCATATCTTTGATGCTTTTTATTTTTTTCGCATCAGCCGCCTTGTCCGCCGCCGCATTACCCGAATGATCCTGCGAGTCCCCCGGGTTCAATGTGATGCCGTTCGTCTCCAGGCGGGAGATCATATCATAGGCGACCTCATACCGCTGGCCAACCGCGTACCACTCCCCTTCGTATTTGATCGCGGCCGCCATGTCATCCAGCGAGGCCGGGTGCGGACAGGCATTCACTAATCTTTTCAAGATTTTTGCATAATTACCCCATCGGTGCATGACAACGATAAGCAGCATTGCCGCCTCCGTCTCATTCTCAGTATCCAAACCGAGTTCCTGACAACGCGGTATGTAGTCATTGTTCAAGTCATCCAGCATCTGGCTATTCTGGATTTTATGCCCTGTTTCGGAGTCCAATGCTCCAGACAGAGCCGCCCGGTCACCACTACCCAGGTAGGCGTACTGCCTCGACCCGATCGTCCATGAGTCCCGCCCCTCGGCGAGCCACCCATTCACCGTTCCACCAAAATCTGTGCCTGCGGGGAATCTTTTCAGCAGATCATAGGCGCGCCCCTGCGTCCACTGCCCGATTCCCAGGGAGAGGGTATCCGGCGCACTAATAATACCGTAATCGTTACCCGCCTCCACGGTGGCGAGCACGGCGATGATGCATGCTTTATGCGTGTCGTCGAATGCCATGAGCACAGTATAGCGCCCCGCAGAATCGTCTACGGGGCGCCATAGTTGTCCTACCTCAGTGCAGTTCGAGGAACGTGTTGTCCAGAAAAACCCTGGTATCCTTGTCGTTCGGGCCCAGGAAGCACAGTGAGAACACGTAATCGCCGCCGCCCTCGTCGGCGTGGAAGAAACCGTCCACCGTGCTATAAATATATGCGCCATTAAACGCACCGGGCACCGCCGCATTGAACCGATATTCGGCGACACCGCTCGGGCCCTGACACTTAATGCCCCAGTGCAGGTCATGCACAGCGCGAGAATTGTGATGGATCTGTGCGTGACACTGAATCACATCATTAGGGTCAAGGTGAATCGACCCGCTGAACACGACCGTGTTCTGCTCCTGAGAACCCCGGACCGTCCTTTCTCCGGTCCCAGACTTAAGTTTCTTGTACCGGGTGCGCACTGTTTTAGCACTATCGCCCGCAGCCTTGGCCTCATTGATCTGGCTCGACAGCGACTGCACCGTCTCCAGAGCCGACGACGCGGAGGCGCTGGCCCCGTTCGCCTGCTGGGCGGCGGCGTTGGCCTTGCCCGTCGCGTCGGTGGCCTGCGCGAGCGCGTTCGCAGCATTGGTGGAGGCCTCGCGGGCCGCCGCCGCTGTCGTGTCCGCCACATTGGCGGCACTGGTCGCCTTCTCCAGGGCGCGGCTACTCTCGCCCTTGGCGTTGGAGGCGACGGCGAGCGCCGACTGCGCGGATTCTTTGGCAACATGTGTGTTCTCGGCGGCGTCGTTGGCGGCGGTGAGAGCCGACGTGGCGTCCCGGGACGCGGTGCGCGCCTGCGTGAGGGCGCTCCCCAGGTTTTCGTCGATCTTGTTCATGGCACCGTTCAGGTCGCCAAGAACACTGAAATGATCGGACGCCACATAGAGCGGCAACTGAAAATTATTTGTTTTGTTAGTAGCGGGCATTAGTTGACTCTCCTATTCTGAAGATCCTGCATGGAAAGAGATTCGATTTGCTGCGCTGTATGAGAAATAATACCCGTACCGGTGGACACGTATTCCATGATACTGAGAATGGCGTCCTGCGGGCTGCAATAATTACCTGTGACAGGCGAGAACATCCACGTTCCGAAGTGCGTGAGGAAATTCTTGCCCTCAGTCTCCAGCTCCGAGATGCTCACCGGCCAGCTGTCGATATCACCAGCGGTGCACCCCATACGGGAGAGGTCATCGGCCAGGAGTCCATGAACCGTGTATCGATTATGGAGGTCCGAGATGAGTTCACTCAGTTCACATGTCTCACCGGTCAGCCAGTTGAAGACTTTAAATTTGTCGTCCTTGAACTGACGCTTCGTCCACTGGGTCAGCGTCTCTTGGAAGCGCTTGAACTCTTCGTCATATTTTCTTACCGATTCTGCGATCTGCTCTCGCAGTTGCTCGGGTAGAGCATGATACTGCTCAAGTTCCTTGCGAACGTCACCAAGGAGGCGGGTGACGCGCATATTGTAGTCGGCGGCCAAGTTCTCCAGATTGTTGGAGAGATTGTCACGTAGGCCGTTATTAACCCACTTGCGCAGTTCCTCCAGGATTTGCAGATACGTATACCCGTCACGATATGTGAATGGAACCGTATTCGTCAACCGGTAATCCGGCGGAACCAGAAGATAATCGCCATCCTTGATAATATCGTTCGGGTTGTACGGCTCAGTACCAGAGCCCATACGTGCTCCTCCTTCCCGTAAGAGAGTCATTACTGCTTCTCACGCTCATGAACAATTCCTGAAGTTCCGTGATCACCATCATATCAACGTTCGTAAAAGTCTCCCGCCACGCCGCAATCAACTGCGGCGCATGACCAGTATAACCCCACGAACGTGATTCTTGAGATCCGCGCTGCGACGACTCCCCGGACTGCGACGAGTCTCCACTCGTCTCACCACGAACGTCATTCGTGCCATCGGAGTTGCTCACATTATCATTGGCCGCCGTGGCGTAGTCACCGTCGCCCGAGAGTCTGACCTGCGGCGTCTCGGACTGCACGGTTCTTGCACTGGCTTTTGTTGCGGATACGGTGCTCGTTGTCTGCTTGGCGCCCTGGGACTGCTTTCCGGAGGATCGGCCACTGGATTCCTGGTCGCCCTTGGAGTGCATGTCCTGGGTGAGGAGTGGGTCGATGTTGAGCATTTCAGCTTCGTACCACTTATTATAGTACGGCATGATCTCGTTCATCTTCGTGCGCAACTGGCGCACGAACATGTCAACAGACTCGAGGCCAATTTCATTATAGTAGTAGTGGTCGATGATTTTCTGGTTCAGGAAATCCCTGTACTGCTCATCGAAAATCGGATAGGATTCCAGTCCGATATTCTCCACGCCCTGCCGCGCGATCACCTCGCGCAACTCTATCGTGTAGTCAGCCATTTTTGTGCATCTCCTCCAGGTCAGTGCTCCCCAGACCGGGGTTCTGATCGGCGAGACCGCCGACGACACCACCTAAAGCCGCGTTTTTCGCCGTCGTCACCTCGTCCAAGTTCCACTGACACATGACGTCGAGTCCATACATCTTGTTGATCCGCTCACACGCGCGCTGCCGTTCATTCAGCGCAACAGCGCGCATGGCGAGCACCTGACCAGAGGCCCCGGAGGCCTCCTCGACAACCATGCGCTCGCGCTTCTCCGAGTTGACGTTCATAATGCCGAGCAACGTGAGCGTCTCGTTCCATGTGCGCACCTTGGCATCCATCACGTCTTTGATCTGATTCGGCTTGTAACCGATGTCGAACAAGGAAATTTTTTCAGCCATGGATTCTGCGCTCAAAGCCTCGGTGCCGAAAATAACCGGCTGGCCTTCCACGACTTTATTAAAAGCCTGCACCATTGAATTGTATTCATTGTTATTAACGGCGAACACGAACGGATGACGAGCCGACAGCATATTGATCTCCAAGGTTCTGTCCAGGGCGGCGAGACGCTGGGAATACATGGAAATGATATCCCAATCCGGAATGCGGGTTTGATTTGCCCAGATTGGTACACACTCATTACCGGACAGTTGACGGGAGAAAACTTGATTCCCATACACCGTGTACCCGACCGGATTATCATACATGTTCACTTCCCCGAGCCCGGTGGCCCGGAGCGTCATGAATCGCTGAAACTCCTCATCGAAATAGAAAACGGTGAGCGCGTCGCGCAAAAGCGTCATCTCAAGGAAGCGCAGGTCAACAGTATCCGGCATGCCGACCCAGTTGAAGCGATTGGAGCACATCTCGATGAGGATGCGCTCGTACATCGCGATCAACTGCGTCTCGCGAGTCTGAACCGGATTTAGTTTGTAGCCGGCCCCATGGCCCTCATTGAAAGGACGGTAAATCTTACTGGCCACCCAGTCTTGCTGCTTGTTGATGTCAGGTGAAGTCAAGGTGGATCCCCTTCAACGGTTCATTGTCTCCGATGAGTGCGCTTCCGATGGTGAACGTCTTGTGCCACACGGTGACGCCTTTCTCAAATATACCACGAATGCTCTGCTTGAACCCTTCCGGGCACGTCGCAGACCGAATATACGTCTCCTTCATCTGCCAGTACGTGAAATTCTCCATGCACCGAAAGTTCTTCGGGGGCCTGTTGAACACGTTCATCGCGTACCCGTACCTGAGCCAGAACTCCCCGATACGCACCATCGTACCGACGTCAATAAGTTTCTGCCGAAGAACAATCTGCCACCCCTCGGCCGACAGCATGAACGCGTCCCCACCGGTCTGTCCCGACGTCGTCGGTGCAATCACGTCCGAATCCTGTATCTTGGCGTTGATGCCGGCGATTGCATTGGCGTAGTCGCCATTAGCGGCGAACTTCGCCATCTGAAGATTGCTGTCCGCAAAATAACGGCCATACGAATTCTTCAAGTTCGTCATCGCACTGGCCTGTTCGGCCCGCATACGATTGTTCTCCAGTGCGGTCCCGTACTCATTACCCATATTATAGCCCTGGGTGAGCGCGTTAATGGCGCCACCAAGAATATTACCCCCGAGGGCACTCGCAACACCTGAGCCAATAGCATTAACGCCACTCCTCATGAATTGCTGATTCGCGTTATACTGGGCCACCTGGGTGTTGTACGCATTGCCCAGGTTCGTCATGTCGGTACCCTGCTGCATGGACGCCTGAGCCTGGGCAAATTGTGTCGATGCACCACGCAGCGCCTTCTGCTGCCCCCACTCAGCGCTCTGCCGCTGGTAAGCGATCTGGTGCGCATTGCTTGCAGTGTACATGAGATACGAATTATTAGTGAGCGTGAAAGTCGGGAAATTCGCAAAACCCGTCATCACATCGAAATGCTCAGAACGCCCATTCCAATAGTCAGTGACGCCGAACGATGACGCGTTCAAGTTGTTCACCGTGAACATGATCCGGGGGTTCGGCGGTACGATGTGCGCCCACTGGGTCACGTTGAATTTCCAGTCCACAATGCTTTCCGGGCGGATCATGAGGGGCGTTCCCGTGAATGTCGTGAGCTCGAACCACATGTACGGCGCCGTGTAGAACTTCCACAGATGCTTGTACCGGTCCGGAATGTGCGTATCGGTCCTGAAGGGCGCAGCGAGTTCGATCGTCTTGTTGTTCTGGAACGCGTCGCCGAAACCTTTTTTCGCAACGAAAACATCGGCGTTCACGGCACTCTTGCCATCATGCGGAACGTCGGGGAGCTTTGTCTTCCGTCCTTCGAGCTTATCCCAGTCGATAACCCCATTGGGAATAGCGGTAATGCTCACAATGCCCTGAGCCACCCACGGGGCATAGGATAATGCCTCGGCCATCGTCGTGAAGGCGTCCACCGGCATCACATAAACCGCGCACCCATTCGGCAGACCCTCAGCGATACTGCCCTTGGCGGTCGTGAACTTGGGGTCGTCGGCGCTACCGTAATCTTCCTCCAGATCGACAGTGCTCGTCACCACGACATCGTAGTTCGCCGTGTCATACTCCTGACCCTCTTCCGGAACGGGTGTCGCTGCAATGAACTCCCTCCATACGTCGCCGACGATGTACTCGGCCCCGGTGTCGAGTCCCTCGGGCGCGGTGAGGTAGCGGCGCCCGTTGTCGGTCCATGCCTCTTCGGCGGCGATGCCGAGATGGGAGCGCTCGACGTAGCAGCGTGTGATCTCCCACTCGTGCATGTAGGACTGCCATACGTCGAGTTGCACCGTGATTTCAGTGGTGTTGGGGGCTACATATTCTACCGAGGTGATGAAATAATAGAAAGTGTTCCGCGTGTTGACGTGGTCCTCATTGTTCCGGGCGATAAGATAATTGTATGTGTTCGCCTTGGAAAACGGAACATCAATACGAATCGGGCGACCCTGGGCGCAGTACGTCAGACCATGGATCTGTGTCCATGTGCTGTGCTTCTTGTGACCATGAACAATGGCCTCGAAGGACTCATCGTAATTGTCCCACCATACAACGTCACGGTAAGTCGCGTCCCACGGGACATTGCAGAGGTAGACGTCAGTATTTGGAGTCCAAATGGAATAATCAAAGTTAAGCCCGAAATCCCCGATGTCTTTCGGTGGGCGGGTGATGGCACTCATAGAAAGATGATACACCACGGCCCCGGGGCGAAGAACGGTGGCAAGAACTCCCCGGGGCCACGGCGTATTCCCAACCCACACCGATCCATCCCTGATCGGAGGTGGAGCCAGCATAGCACAGGGAGGTGGCGGGCGCAATCGAACATACGTACTATACCGCTAGTCTGTGGAGAAAATCCCCTACACCAAACTCCAACGTTTTAGTTGGAATCGGGATAGTTCAAAGGCCCCTCCCCGGATAGGGGAGAGGCCTTCAAACAGTGACCCAGCTTACTTCTTGGGCCAGACCTTCGGCGCCGGATCAATCTCAAGCGACCACGAGAACGCGCCACCCGCCTTCGTCGGATCCGCGTTCGCCTTCAGCTGGCCGCCGCCAACGATCCGACCGGAAATAGTGACGCTCGTCGCCGTCTCGTCCGAGGCGATCACGAACACGCCGTCGTTGTACACGCGCGTGCGCGGGCTCTTGTTGCCCGACATCGTGAAGTCCACAGGGATCTCCGCGTCCGCCGGCAGGTCCGTGCCGACGATCGAATAGGTGAGATACCCGTTCTCGCCCGGCTTCATCTTGTCAGTGGGACTGACGGCACGACCATCCGCGTGGCGGAACGCATCGGGCTTCAGCTCGAGGTTCTTGGGCGTCACGATGTTCACCTTTTCGTCGTCGGCGCCAGTCCAGAACATAATCGCAGGAACGAACAGGCTGGCGCTGATGACCTCCCAGTGATGCAGGAAGTAGTTCTGGCCGAGCGAGACGGGGTTCGGCTGACTCGTGTTCTCCAACAGATTGTCGGCAATGACGAAGAAATCTTTGGTCGTCAGGATCGCCTGACACCCGTCAACGTTCAGCCTGGAGTAGGGGACCTGGATGATCTGCGCGCTCATCTGTGCACGGTCGAGGTTGAACGCCGCAGCCCAAGCCTCAACGTTGATGTTCGCCATAACCTCAGGCGTTGTGATAAGAATGAGGTCGCTCGGATCAGCCCACACCGGCATCTTACCCGCATTGAACTTCGTATCAATGAACTTCAGGTTGCCGGCACACGACTGCACACGCTTAATGAGCGCCTTGGCATCCGCCTCCGGTGCGGCGAGAGTCTGAAGGTCCGGGACCTTTGTGTGCCAGAAGCCGCCACCATCCTGATACTCTCTAATGAGCGACATTGTGAGAAGGAACTCATCCCAAGAATCGCTGGTCGCAGGCATCTGGAGAATCTGGTTCAGGTACGTTTGGAGGCCAGAATCATCAAGGAACGCCCTGCGCAACTGGTCGCGATTCACAGTGATCTTGTAGAACTCCTGCCTGTTCACCGTATGGAACTGGCTGGCAACGTCGGGCTTCTCCGTCCCGAAAATAGCCTTCTCCCCATACTCCCGATCGGGGGAGTAAGAGTATGCGCGCAGGAGGCCCGCCTGAACCTCCTCGATCGTATCACCGAACTGGAGGCTATTGCGCTTGAACGGGGCGAGCGGATTCTTCCACGAGATGTCCCGAGTGATATAGGAACCAACCCTATTGATCAGTGCATCGGTGAATTCATTCCACGCGGGTGTGTACTGCATGAGCCCGCGCACCGTCTCAGTGACGTTGGCCTTGGTCACGTCCGGAATGCGGCGCTGATAATCATACGACGCATCATTGCGAATGCGATTCATGATCTCAACATTGTCAAAGGGGCGAACGCCCCCAAGGTTCCTAGGCATTACTTGCCCTCCTTATTGGCGAAGAACGCATCAATACTACCATCGTCGTCCGGACCGTTCACGGCAGAGGACGAATCATCATTGCCCTTGTCGTCGTTCTTCAGACCGATCTGCGTCATAAGATCATAGGACTTCGACTTGAGGTCAGAGATCTGGTCCTTGAAACCACTATTCTCGTCGGTCAGGCTCTTGATCTTCTCCGAAGCAGCATCAAAATTCCCCCGAAGGGAATCGTAGGCCCCACGAAGATCATCATAGATCCCTTCAGGAATTCCCTCTTCGCTCGGATTCTGAATCGCATCAATCATATTATGAAAATCCATTGCTTCCTCACATAAAGATAGGGTGAGTGCTCATGCACTCACCCTATCATATCACCGGCTTGACGGAGAACGGCTGACGAAGACGGCCAATCTCAAGAACATCGCGTCAGGCGGCTTCACGCCGTGGGCTATCCTCACGCGGCGTCATCCGACTCCGCGGCCGGCGGCTCGTACCCCAGTTCCTGCACGGCGGCGTACTCAATCATCGAGGCCAGGAGAGCAGACAGGCTCTTGCGCTCCACCCAATGCTTCTCGTCGAGAAAGGCGTGCAGATCAGTGGAAATCGTGGTGGTCACATTCTTCTTGCTCATGTTAATCAACCTTATATGTGAAATGCGTTTCCCTAAGGGTGACGCCCCCGGGGACTTTGTGCGGTACTAGCTTACCATGCCAGACCTGTTCGAAGAGCAAATCCTCCACTGTGACATTCTTCGCAATATTCTTCGGCAGGCCCGCTACGTGAATCTCATCAACACCCTCGATTCTTTCCCCGTACTGCTTTGCGCGATTGTACACAGCGACCTCGAAGTCAGCTTCACGCTTCCATGCCCCAAAATCAGTCGAATGCTCCGTGATTCCGACTGCCTCATCCAGTAGATGCATGGAGTCGGTGTCCGCATAGCAGAACGATGTGTAGTTCTTCTGGCAGGCCCTCACCGTGAAATCTCGAGCCCACGCCGTGATGAAGCAAGCCATGGCGGTGTAGATGGGGTCGCGCTCTTCATGCTCCGCCTTGGTGAGCGCCACATGATCGTCCTTGAGTACGGGGCGCTTCCCGGTGACGGTACGCCGGGTCCCGAACTTGCCGTACAGCGAATTGAGGTACAGTTTGGCGATTGCTCGCACGCCACCGGATGATTCCTCTTTTATTTTCTTCCATTTATCGGTGTAATCATCGAACAAACCGGTCGTTGATTCAAATGAGTACACATAATGTATGTCATGAATCGTAAAATTATAATGATCGCAGTACAAGGCTAAATCAACGGACGTCATTCCCAGGTCAACATTCTCGGCCTCATGCAAATACTCAGTGCCCACGAATCTCATGTTATTCTTTAATTGAATGCAAGGCAGCATTCCTGGCTTAAGACGGAAACTTACGTTCGCATAAACAATGAATAACCCCTGTTCGGGGAGGTGGCCCTGTCGCTGCGGCATGCCATAGGGGAGAGGGCGCATACGCATCATCGACGGATACAGCGAATTCACGTCATACACATGCCCCGGCCCCACGAGCCTCTTGGCGTATCGAGGATTGACGTACGTATATCCACCGCGATAAGCCCGACGAATCTCATCGTCCCACTCATCAGGAACAATGGGGAACAGTTCCCTGAAACCCCTCTCACCCTGCTTGGAAGCCTTGAAACTCTTCAACGTGTCACTGGCCACAGTGAGGCCCGCCATCCCCATATTCGACGCGATCATGAGCGCCCTCGACATGATCTCCACATCAGTACGCAAATATGCCCACTCCTCCGGGGTGGGGGAGTAGCCGGCGGGGCGCGGTTTCTTGTAGTCGATCTCACCCTTTTGAATTGGCAGATCGAACGTTTTGGCGATCGCCTTCACCGACATGGGGAGCTTCTTCAACGAATCCCGGAACTCAACCCGCACCCTCCCAGCGTGCACGATGATCCGATAGAACTTCCCGAAACCGTCGATCGTCGTCTCGATACGGTGGGGAGCACTACGGTCCGCAGTGACTTCATACCCCGCCTTGAGAAGATGGTCCAGGATGAAAACACCGTCGAAGGCCAAATTATGGAAATAAGTGATGCTGGGGGAGCGGAGGATGAACTCGATAAACGACTCGATGTCAGTACCCGTGTCGTACTGCTCCAGATCATGGATATCCTGCACGCCCCACGCCCAGACCCTACTTCCGACGACGAGACCGCTTTCCGGATCGACGTCGTCCACGCTTTCGAAGTCGGCGCTGTTCAGGCGTGTCCCGATAGGCTTCTTCAAGGGACCAACCCTCCACATCTTCCCATAACGATTGTAGCCGATCCTCACCTAGCTCGGCGAATATATAGGAGTCACCGTCTTCCTCGTTCTCTGGGAGTGTCCCCAAGTACACCATCCCCAGTGCGTCGGATAAATTAGAATCATGCGTCCACATGAAATACAAGGTCTCATCGTCGAGACTCATGAACTTGTCTGGCAAATCACTGCCCGTGTACAAGGACATATTAACAATATTCTGCCTAATGCCGGCAACTTTCTCTTTGATATCAGCCGGGTTCATCATCTCGCGCAGTTTCTTCTCGCGCATCGCAATCGCATCCGGCCTCATGAACTGAGTGGGCTTGGGGAAACCACCGCGGCGCAAATTCTCGGTCATCGCCGACCCATCGAACTTAATGCGCTGCCTAAACGTTCGGTCGTACTGGCCGACCGTCATATCGGGGCCCAGCCAGGGGGGATTGACTTCCTCGTACTTCTTGACATAGGCCTCTTTCTTGGCATTCGCGGACTTCACCGCCGTATAAAGCGACCGCATCGCCTGAGACGTCACCACGTGCCCCTCGTGATCACGGTAAAAACCAACGGTCGGGGTCATGAACCCCTTCAACCGTTCAATGTGGGCATCGAGTTGCTTGCCCGTGTACCGCTTGACAAGTCGCTCAGACTTACGCGGATCGTACTTGGTCCCCGAGATGTCGATACCATAACGCCCATTGTTGATCTCATGCAGCAGACTCTGCGACCCAAGCGGGTCATAACGGCCGGCCGCAATCTTCTGTATCTTCTTCGACGCCTGACGCTCCAGTTTGAGTGCCTCGGCTCGCTTTGACTCCAGTGACATGAAAACCCTCCCCCGCCCTACCGGGCAGGAGAGGGCGGCTCGTATGTACCCCTATCTCACTTGTCCTTGGCGAGCATGAGACTCATGTAGCGAAAGCCCCTGCGCCCCTTGCGCTCCACTGGGATGAGCTTAACAGCCCCGTCCCACGTGGAGGGTTCGCCCAGGAAGGCGAGGATGTTGCGCACAGCACCCTGAATGCCCACGGAGACCGACGCGAGCGCCTTGCCATCGGAAGTGAGAAGGACGACGCGAGTCGCCTCGCCGATCTCGCCGCTCTCCTCGTTGGCGACCTCGACCTTGTGGGCGACGATATCGACGACGTCGAGGGTCTCCCCCAGGTGGTCGGAGAGGGGCTCTGCGTCGTTGACGGCGCTGAAAACAGTCTTCTTGGCTTCGATGTCAGTGCCCTTGACGGTGGTGAAGACACCGGAGGCATCAAGAGTGTCCTGGAAATTCAGGGTGGTGGAAATATCGGTGCTCATCTTTCTTCCTTTCTTAGAAGAGCGGGGATTGAAGTGTCTCAGGATGAGACGCTTCGAGGTTAGTATAGAACTTGTTGTCGGGGAATGTCAAATTGAGAAGATTTTCTACGACATTCATCACAGTTGGAGCGTTGCGAACCATCAATGTCGTCGTGAGGTCGCCATCAAGCCAACTATTCGCGTGCGTGTAGGGGGACTGAAACTCAATCATCATCCGCATATTGCCCCCAAAGGGAGTGCAAGAACCGGACCATGCCTTTCCGACGCGAACAATATTGACCGGGATGTCAGCGCCCTCTTGGTTACTGATCGTAAATCTCATTTGTCAACCAATCAATCTGGAAGGGGCCAAGAATCGAGAGTGTCTGGTAAATCTTTCTCCTATCAAAAGGTGTACTGATCGTCGCCGTCACCATCGGCGAAGCAGGGGAGGGCTGGCCCATTGTCAAAGCCGTCATGGACTCCGTGGCCGTTGCCGTCACCACATAGGTGACACCATTGTATGGAAAGCGAGTCTCCCACTTACCATCGCCCTTGGACTCCCACGTGATATTGAGAGTGTCACCGTTGTTGATCTGAATGCGGTCCTTATAGACGGCAGTGAGAGTAACAGCCTTAGCGAAAACCATGAGGCACTGCTTGACAACATCCTCCAAATCCTCGTAACGGACCTTCCGGGGGAGAAGAGTCTGCCGGTCCACCGGTGGGACGATAACGATGTTATTGTGATGGAAAGCCACTGAATACGTGTCACCAGCGATGTCCACGTCGGCGACCCATTCCTCCAGGTTGGAACGACGAGTCGTCATGACGCCAGATTTCTGGTCCATCGTGATCCGGTATTCCATTATTTCCTTCCCGACCACCAGATAAGAACGAATGAGGCAGTCACTAGTAGGTATAGAATAAACGCATCAATTACTGCTTGCACCGTTGCTCAGCCATTCCGGAGAAGTAATCGAAGGCGTCTCGCACATGCTCGCGACTTCTCCAATGAGTCGTCGTAATTGTGCACAGCGTTCGGGTGTCCACTTCCACAATGTACTGTCGTCCCATGAAACTGAAATCCACGATTCCTTCGTGTCTGAAGTGTATGGATTCCGCCAGAGACTCCAGATAATCAAGCAAAGCAAAGGAATCGTGTGCAAGATCACAAACATTGTTCACAGCGCCTCCTCTGCCATGAACTGAGCGAACAGAGCTTGGTCCCTGAGCTCAGTGGCCAGCGCATCGGCGTCCTCTGCCGCGTAGTACGTGCCCATATAGCCCCCCAGGCGCCTCACAGCCGTCATCCAATGCTCGTCGCTCACTGTACCACGAGGAGGGATGCGCAAGGCCCTCAGAATGGGTGAGAACGCGTCCTGGCGGGGGGCCGGTTCGAGTTCAAAGTTGGCGCCATGGCCCGTGCCGGTGAACATCTCGGTCATAAGGCGATCAAGGTTGATGTCCTTCACATCAACACCCGCCGCCTCGACGCGTGCAATGAGATAATTCCTCGCGGCCTTATAGGTCTTGAACTTCATGGCCGTTCTCCTTTCGACATGCATAACTCTACTAGGTCTCTGGACTGAGTCAAGTCTTAAGGGTGTGAGGTGCATCATATTCCAGCGTATACCACACTTCCCCTCAAAGAGCCAGGTACTGACAGGGTCGGTACAAAGGGCGGTACAAAACAGATGCGTCAAAACCTTAACAAACTGTCGTGCATATACCCCATTACACACAGCACCACCAATGTCAACCCCTCCCCGCCGAATGTGA